GGTCAGCCATTGTTTGTTCTTCTGTTGTCATTGGCAGGATACCGCCATAGTCCAAGAAGAACTTTGCTCCGATTCGGTCAATACTATCATGTCGATTCTTAACAACGTTCAGCCAGAGAACTTCTGGATTGTTCACTCGGTCGCGATCAAGCATGATTGCTACGTCTGCAGCGTCCTTGATTGCCCCGCTGCCCTTGAAGGCATAGTAGTTCGTCAATCCCATCGTGCCTTCGGATTGCTGCTGAGCCATAGCATTGGAAATCTGGCTGAGTGCTACAACACAGACATCCAGTTCCTTCGCCATTGCCTGTAGTTGGATAGCGGCAAGGCGTGCATCCTTGACCTCATCCCCAGTCTCGGAAAGATTCTGAATAAAGTCCACGATGATTACGTCGATGCCCATCTTCTCCTTAGCCTTCTTTGCGGCTCTTCGGATTCGTGGCAGCGTGTACAGGTCGTCGTAGAAGAGGATTCGTGCGCTTGTCCAGAGGTCACGAGCAATCTTGTAGTTCGCGCTCTGGTCAAGGGTCATGCCACCCTGACGGAGAACACGGGTAGGAATCCCAGCCGTAATCGCCATGAGGCGCTGCATGTACTGCTCAGATGACATCTCAGTTGAGAAGACCACTACAGATTTGTTGGCATCGATAATGTCCTGAACGAGGTTCACAGCAACTGCTGACTTACCCGTTGAGGAGAATCCGCCGATTACCCAAAGGTGACCCTTCACCAAGCCGCCAGTAATCTGGTTGAGGCGCGGGAATCGCGTCGGCACACCAGCAGACTTGACCTGCTCCATGCGATCCATGACCGCAGAGGCTGAAGGGTCTACTCCGCTCAGCGGTGCGCGTGAGACTGTCCTGCGGACGGTTGACTCCACCTTGTCCATCAGTACTTCGATGGTCTGGCTTTCGTCATAGCCCATAGAGGCAATCTGCGATGCAGCCTCAACCACAGCGCGACGCGCTGCCTTTGTCTTTACGATTTGCGCATACTGCATGACATTGTAGGAAAGCCCAGCACTAGCCGCGACAAGATCGTGGCAGAACAGGGCTGGTCCCTCAATGCGTGATGAGTTGCGGAGTTCGTCAACAACCGTCAGGCTCTCGATGCGCTGCTTGCGCTCTCGGACCTTAACCATTGCGCGCCAGACATCACGGTGATCGTCTGAGTAGAAATCGTCCGCAACGATATTGAGATCGCTGACAGTATCAAAGGCATTGTCATCTACAAGGATTGAGCCGAGTAGCGAACTCTCAGCCTCAATCGATTGCGGAAGACCGCTCGCCCCGCCGATCACTTGGACACCAGAAGTCGTGCGCCGACGGATTCAGTGAGCGCAAGCCATGCGGTCGACTCTTCGCCAGCGGCTCCCGTTGGGGGTAGACCAGCAGACTTGCGCCACATTGCCTCATTCTCCTGCGTTGCTCCAGTCGCACACTCTTGGCGGACTGGGCAATAAGTACACTCCCACTTCTCTTCCTCGGTGACCATTGCGTAGGGCATAGGGATGCTGCTATCAAGGCTTGCCTTCAATTTGATAAGTCGGTCGTCGAGATACGCTTCGACCTCAGCGTCAGTCCAGTACTGGCTGTTTGACGTTCGACCTCCACGAGTAGTTGACTCTCGGAGCGGGCATGCCTTGTGACCCTTCATCGAGAAGTAATGGACTTCCATCGTGGTCTTCTCTGGGTCAAGCCCGAGCAGCCAGCGATAGATGTTTACCTGAGCAACGTGCGACGGGTACGCGCCATACTTTGGCAGGCTATCCGTAGTCTTCCAGTCCTGCAGAATGAATCGCTCGTTGTCGTTGTTGTCGCGGAATGTCAGCAGCGAATCAAATGTGCCGCCGATTTCAATGCCACGATGCGTGCGCTTAACCTTCTCTTCAATCCTGCCGTTCTCTGGCACATTTTTTTCCATCAGCGAGTGGAACAGAGTGCCACGGAACATTGGGTACAAAGACTCAATGCTCTGATAGAACGGCGTGCGGCGCTTTAGGAAGTCACCGCGAAGGCAGTGAAGAATGCTTGTGGCGCTGATGTATTCTCCACGATTCTGAACGCCGTCTACGATTCCTTTGACTAGCGGGTAAGGATAGGGAAATGCCTCGTGGCGATCCTGTGCTAGTTGCAACGCAAAATCAAAAGAACAGTGACCCTGACCCTCAGGCTGGTCTGAAGTTCCATCGGCGCTAATAAGTCCTACCAGTGGCATGTGTGTCTCCTTTCGGGAGGCTATATTGCTTTGACTGGGGAACTATAACAGGTCCGTGAGGCTAGTTCAATTGTTACAATAACATATGTGCTAGTATGATCCCAGCGTTATAACATATGTTCTATTGTTACAGTTGCACAGGCTGGACTGGTGTGTATACTGACACTACCCAGATAGGGAAGCCAGCCTAGACCAGTACATATGGTATAGTAATAGAATACCAAGTACGTAATGGTTAGGGTTGATAGTGGAAGACCAGCCAGCCAGATGGCTGCTGGCGAAGTAGAAGGAGTGGCAAATGCCAGAGTACACAGTACCTAGCCCAGAAGAGTTGGGCGGCGGCGAATTGGCTGATCGAAAGCCATTGCCAGGAAATGAGGATTACCGCGCTCGGATCATCGAGATCAAGGAAGCGGTAAAGCCGAACTTTGAGGGCAAGCCGATCAATGTCTTTACAATCAAGTTCGACATCGTGTCGTTCGCGGACAACGAGCCGCTTACCGACATCGATGGAACTCCTGTGGAGAGCCGCTGGTCGTGGAAGGACGTTGACCCAACCCGTATGGGCTTCAAGAAGGACGGCACGGCAAGCATTGCTCGTCAGTTCTTCCTTGCTGCTAACGGTATCTCCGACCTTCAGTCGCGTGTTCCGAACAGCAACACTGATGACCTGATTGGTAAGGAAGTCAATGTTTCGCTGATCGTGTACGTCGGCAAGGACGGCAAGCAGCGCAACCGCATCGTCACGATTAAGGCTCTCGGCTCACGCCGCCGCCCTGTCGTGTCAAGTCCAGCGACGCAGGAGCCTGTCCGCGTAGAGACGCAGCAGGTTGACCCTAATAGCGAGTACATGCAGAAGGTTAATGATCTTTTTGGGGCTGACGCTAAGTCGACCGCCCCTGTTGAGAACATTCCCTTCTAAGAATGTTTGAGTTAGACGATGAGGCAGAAACGCTTATCTTCGTCGCGGCAATTGCAGGAGAATGCGACTCCTGCGACTGCCTCAAGTGCTCTGATCTCTCAGAGTGCTGCGACGAGTGCGAATGTGGAACCTGCGTTGAAGAAGGGAAGGAGGAAGTCTAATGAGCGGAAGCGTACAGGCAGAACGGTTGGAAACGGTCCTCCTTGTGCCGTCTGCGGAGATGCCACATACATCTTCGGAGAAAACAATGGCAGACCAGATCGAACTTGGTGTCCTAGAAAATCTTGCGATCCCAGAGAAGGTTCAGACGGACGTTGGGAACTTTTATCTGAAGCGTACCTTCGGGTATACGGGATCTAAGGACGCTACTGCTCCGAATGCCGTTCGCGATGGTCACACGACTATCGATGAACTGATGGCGGTAGCAGAGTCGTTCAACGGTCAGAAGTTTCTAGCGACTGAGTTTGTGAACCTAGCGTTCGCATACCCTAGAAGCGCAAGCAAGCATCGCGACCTATACGGATTCGGATCTCGTCATACTGTCCCAAAGGACGGAGAGATTCTGTATTCGCAAAGTTGGGAGATTGCAACCGCTTGGGACCCGTGCGAAGACAACTGCGAAGATGCTAAGTCCGAAGAGATGGAGCACTACAAGTTGAATCATGATTGCTTCACTCGCGAGGATGCCGAAGTTGACCCAGTTGATTTCGTGAAGATGCTTGCATCTGAAACGGTTGGTCGCAACGAGTACGATGAATTCCAGAAGGCAAAAGCCTCTTGGTTCAGGATCTATAGCGGCGGAGTTACCCCACGATGAGCGATGTAGATTTCTCGTACAAGCAGGGTCAGAAGGTCTTGGTTGTCGGTGAGGTAATGAAGTCTCGCGTCAAGGCTGCTACGGCAGACGGCGCGCAACTGGATTACTACGTCCTGAAGATCGAAGGCAGCGGCAGCGCTGTCGTCGTCAACTCAGAGGCAATCCGACCGTTTGAGAAATCTGTCTACAAGGTCCGAGATCAGGACTTCGTGGAGAACGTCGGGGCAATGGCGCGGAATATCCGCAAGTTCCGACAGGCATCTAACATGAGCCAAGAAAAGTTCGGCGAGGCACTGGGCGTGAGAGCAGTCACGGTCAGCATGTGGGAGCGGGGTATCCGTTCTCCAAGATCTTGGCGAATTCCACATCTCGTAAAGTTGCTGTCTATCAGCGTGGAGGATCTCTATGGTGTCTAGCATTATTGAAACAAACGATCCGATTGAGGTCAACGGCTTCGATGTAGAAGTTGGAACCCTGCTGTTCAGCGGTCTAGACGATTGCATCATTGGCGTTTCTACACACTTCAATGCCAGCGGTCACCATGAGGAACTCCCAGTCTATGACTACGAGTTGCTTGTAGACCACTTCTTCACGCAGTTCGTTGACGATTGTCAAGATGCTGGGGACGGAGATTGCGGCGGCGATCACCACACAGAAGCAATCGAGTGGGTCGACTTTAACATCATGGGTATGTACGCCGCAGAGAAGGGTCATTGCATGCCGATCATTCTCATGCAAAAGAAAGAAGCGGAGTACGCACCATACGCAGGTACTGACTAGTGGAGTACAAGCCACGCGGCTTGATGGTGGAACTCACGGATGAGGAACTCCGTCAGGCTAAGCAGGTAGGCGACGGTCGCAATGCTGCGAATGTCAACAGCAAAGACAAGCCCTACTACGACCGCGCTCTGATGGAAGATGATTCGGTCGCTTCATTCGCCGCAGCAGCGGCTGAATGCGCGGTGGCGAAGGTGTTCGGAGTGAAGTGGCACGCCAAAGTGTGGGCTGCGTCCGAGCATTGGAAGCACGCTGATGAGCCTGATTGTGGGCAGCACATTGAGGTAAAGCGAATCCGAGAGCCGCACAACGGCTTGGTTGTCCGAGAGAAGGACGTTGCGCTCAAGCGTTTCGTTGTCCTTGCGCATCCAACGCCAGAGAGCGGCTTTAAGATGGTAGATGTCATCGGCTGGATCACGGCTGAAGAAGGCTGGAAGATTGGCGATGACACGGGGCGAGGCTACAAGCGAGTTCCGCAGCCAGACCTAAAGCCAATCCCAAAAAAGGAGGAAGCATGAAGCGACTGATGGTTATCTCATTGGCTCTTGTCGTCGGCTCTATCGGATTTGCGTTCCGACCGTTCGACACTGCCATTGACCAGCCAGTTATCGTAGTCACTCCAACTCCACAACGTACGCCAGAGCCGACCCCTAAGCCGAGCCTTGTTCCAGACCCTCAGATCGGAAAGGCGACGTGGTATGGCTCAACTTCTAGCAATAAGAACTACCAGTTCTGCTACGGCGGTTATAGGTATACCTGCACCCCGTACAGGACGCTGGCTCAAGGCGGATGGGAAGATGAGGTCGTCAACTACTGCGCAGTTCCTGGGTTCAAGTACCACCAGAAACCGTTCTGGGTTAGGATTACTGAAATCAAGAGCGGCAAGACTGCACTGTGCAAGGTCAGGGATTACTGCGGCTGCGTCGGCGGCGGCATCATTGACCTTAGCCCAGTAATCTTCCTGAAGTTTGCCAGCCTCGGGGTTGGGGTTATCAGGGTAAAGATAGAACGAGTTGCTGGTAAAAACTGATGCCAACTTACGATTTTACCTGCAGTACCTGTAAGAAGACCGAAGAGCACAAGTTCCCCATTGACGCGGAGACTCCTGTATTGACCTGTGAATGTGGTGGTACAATGCGGAAGCAATTTGTCTTCCCAGCGAGCCTCACCTACAAGGGCAAAGGCTGGGCTAAAAAGGATCGAAAGGCTGAGAGGAAATAGATGGGATACATGAAGGACTTAGACATACAGCACCACAACGCCTCGCTGGATGAGGTGCTTGACGCTCGCTACAACGAAGGCTACTTCGAGCGCGCTGAGGGATCGAACTACCGCAACTACGCCGACGACCCGCGCTGGAACGAGATCATTAGCCTGATCGAGTCGCCACACGGCAATCGTGGCTTGACTATGCTCGACGTTGGCGCGGCAAAGGGTTGGTTCGTGCATCACTGCAACGTCCGTGGTCATGAGGCTCTCGGCGTGGACATCAGCAAGTATGCCGTAGAGAACTGCGCTCCAATGGCAAAGGGCGCTTTGACCCTTGCCAATGTTGAGTACGGTCTGCCATACGCATCGAGCGTCTTTGATATCGTCACGTCATGGGAGTTCTTTGAGCACATTGATGAGTCAAAGGTTGACCAGATCATTGACGATATGTACCGTGTTCTCAAGGTAGGAGGCGAACTCTGGCTGCGCATTGCGCTGTCCGATGGCGCATCTGCAGAGACCGATGTAGACGTTACCCATGTGACCATGAAGGAACGCTCTTGGTGGGAGAAGCGGATTGGCGAGCGTCAACCGATGCTTGTGCCGATCCTAAACAACGAGACTGTCCTAAACCGAATGTTCGACGGCACTGACTGGAAGGGTCGATTCTTCGTGTACCGAAAGGTGGAGTGACGTGGCTGACTACATATTCCGAGTGATCAGGCACAAGGACATGACTGAAGAGTCATTGATTCCGTGGCTTGCCACGTTGGAACTGATGGATAGGGTCGTCAGGGAGCGAAGCATCAAGTTAAAGAGCATCAAACTGCATTACCATCCCAATGGCATGCGGACTGATCACGCAATGGGAGTGACTGACTTCGATAAGAACCAGATCGTCCTGTGCTCTAATGACTTTGACACTGCGCTGCACGAACTAGCCCACATCTGGACTGGCGATGCGCACACAACGAAGTGGGCGCGCGCACTTTATAGGCTGTATGACTGGTATCTGCCAGAGCAAGCGGCAGAACTCAAGAAGACAACCTCACGCGAGTATCGCAATGCTCGCCTCAAGACAAAGAAGGAGAACCGAGCATGGAAAACGTCGCGTTTGCGTACCTGTTCCTTGGATGGCTGATCGGAGCCGTCGGAATGATCAATCGAGCAGAGAAGGTTGAGGCAGAAAAGAAACTAAAGTTTAAGGCTCTTGTATTCCTCACATTGCTCTTCAACTTGACGGCAACTTACGTTCTCTGGCAAAAGTAAAAACCGCCCCCAACAGGCACGAAGCCTGAAGGGGGCGAGTTTTATTTAACGATTAGATACCGTACTGAACGTTGTCAGCATCAGGATCTTCAGGAGCCTTCTCCTTAACGCCGTAAGCGCTGTTCTTTGGGTCTAGGTACTTGACCAGAACCTGAAGACCAGAAGCGAGTCCAGCCGACAGAATGGTTCGGAAGTCGCCGCCCTGAATGTCCAGAAGCGGGATGCCAAGACCAAGAGCGACGGAGATTGCAACCGTCACAAAGGTGCGAAGGAACTCAACGAGCGCCTCATCGATGCCCGTGTTGTCCTTGATATGCTTGAGCCATGCCTTAAGATCTGCGTACATATTTACTCCTACTTCCATTCAACAATAATGACGTGCTTGTGCGGTAGAGCCTTGTCCTTGCCAGCAATACGCTTGGAGTCGGCGATCTGCTTGAGTTGTGCCTCAGTCACCTTAACGGCGAACTGCTCCTTGCCTTTGCCTGAGCGAGTTGGGCAAGCCCACTGCCAGCCATCAACGGCATCCCAACCAGCAGCGGTCATGTGACCGTAGCCCTGCTTCAGGTGCTTCGGGTCTTTCTTCCCGCCGCCACCCTTAGGACCCCACCACTTCTCCCAGCGCTTGTGCCACTCAGAGATCTCTAGACCTACTGGATAGCCAACAGGCTGCTGCACCCAAACGCCAATACCAGCGCCGCGAGTAGCAGAGGCGACAACATCATCCCAAGACTTAGCCCATCGAGCGGTAGCGCCGAGGACCTTTGCCGTCTTAATAAGATCAGCAAGAGATGATCCGTTATCGGATACGCCCTGCTTCTCTACAAAGCCAGTTGCCTTTGCCTTTGCGTTGATTCCATCTGCAGCAGAGGGATCAACCTTGTACTTTGATGCCCAAGCGACTAGGGCAGCCACGCTGGAAGGACCGCAGTCATCCAGAATTCCGCCCTTTTCAACGTGGTCTAGTTGTGACTTGACCTTAAACTTCATGAGTCTCTCCTTAAAAGTGGGTGATAAGAACTGTTACAACTTCTGTGCCAGTTCCAGTGACACCATAAAGTGCTTCTCCAGCACTTAGTTTGATTTCGATTGGCTGCATGCCATTAGAATGTTCAACGCGCATCCCAGTGCTTGTAGTTACACCTGAGCCACCAAGATGAACATTGCCACTATCAGCCATCGTCAGGTAAATCAGATTGCCATCAGTGTCTGCAGTGAAAATCTCGGTTGCGGTAGTTCCAACTGATACTTGCTTTGACGTTACTGCCATGATTACTCCTTGATCCTGAGCGGCATTGTCGCTGCCCAGAGAACTGTTAGAATCAACAGAGTCGTGCCAACAAAGTCACGAGTTGATCCGTCGGGCAGAACTGCCCATGCAATAGCAAGACCAAAGATGGTCCAGCCAGCGGCGACGATATCGTTTACTGCCTTCTTAAACATTGCTCTTACTCCTTGAGGTCGTGCTAGACCCAGAAGGCGGAGGTGTCGGTCGCGCTGCCATTGAAGCAGCAGCAACAGCAGCCTGCGCTACCTGAGTAATAATGATTGCTGGTAGCACGGCTTCGCGAGCCTTTTCCCTTTCAACTGGTGATAGGTCTTTACCAAGATTTGAAACTACTTCGACTGCCTCACTGACAGCCTCGCCTACAGCAGCGACTGCTTCACCGACAGCCTCAACAGCAGCACTTGCAATCTCTACGGGAGACGGCAGAGTGGGCTGCTCTGGCTCAGGAGAAGGAACGCTAGTGGGATCAGGAGATACCACAGGCTCGGGCGAATCGGTCGCTTCGGGCGACGGCTCGGGTGTGGAAGTCGGGTTCGGTGTTGGTTCAATTGACGGCTCCATGCTTGGCTGCGGCGTTGGCGGCAGCGTCGGCTCAGGCGTTGGCTCTGGCGTAGGCTCTGGCGTTGGCTCAGGGGTCGGCTCAGGTGTCGGCTCTGGAGTCGGTTGGGGTGTCGGGGATGGCTCTACAGAAGGCTCTGGCGTAGGGCTAGGAGCCACGCTAGGGCTTGGTGCAGGCGGTTCTGGTGTCTCGGTAGGGGTAGGCTCTGGAGTCGGCTCAATGGTCGGCTCTGGAGTCGGTGTCGGCTCAGGGGTTGGCGGTGGCGGCGGAGTCGGTGTCCACTCTGGATCAGGTGGATTTGGATCAATCGTGGCACCCACATTTGTCCAAAGCCAATACGAACCATTGTTGTAGAACTGCGCCTCTGGGTTGCCGCAGCAACGACCAGCCCGTAGCCTATACTCAGATGCTGGCAAGTCCCTCATAATGATGTAGGAAGCCAGTGAGTAGTTCCCAGTATGTTCGGTCCAAGCATCGTCATTTGCGGCAATCAAGTTTCCCTGATTGTCGTAAAGCCAGAGCATGGAGTCCACAAGATTGTCGCACCAAGCGCTTGTGGAATCTGGGCAGAGATCTGTCCAGATTTCCAAAGTCCCAGGTTCGCTGAGTTCAATCCAGTAATCTTGTGTTTGATTCACAAAATATGGCGGCTCACCCTCCGAGCCGAGCGTTGGATTTGCTGAGTAAAGTGCCGCAACGAATGCGGCAGTAAAGATCATCGCGGTTACTATAGTAACTCTGAGTAGGTTCATACTTACCTCCTCAGTCTATTATTAGATCATTCTCTCTTCGATCGCTTTCATTACTGACCAGACGCTACGACGAACTTTTAGTTTCATCGCGTCCGTTACTGGGTAATCCTGCAAAGTAGCAGCATGGTCGACACTGCAATTGCTTGCGTCATGAGAATCGATAAAGTCATTTGCGTATCCCACGCCATCGATAGAAGTTATCGCGTTCAAGAAGAACGCATGGTCAACTCCATTGGTGCCTGGGTAGTCACTAGCGTAAGTAACAAAATAATGAATCGTCGGCTCAGACATTATTTACCTTGCCCAGAAAGCCACGCAGTGATAGCGCCAAGTCCGCTTAAGCCCAGGAGGGCGATAACAAACTTTGCAAGACGATACGCTCCGCGCGTTTCTGCTAACTCTAGTTTGATTTCGTTTAGTTCACCCTCGATTCGGTCAAGCCGCTCTAGGATGAGATCTACTTGACTCTTGGTCATTTTATTCCTCATTTACTTTTACGTCAGTAATTACAACCGAGCATGGTCCACAAATAATTTTCATGTTTTCCACGTCTTCGGCTTCAAACCTATTTTCAAAGCCTTTTGCTTCGCATACTTCATTTCTACAGATTGCAATTATATTGTAAATCATATGATCCTTATGGAAATGGAATAAACGTCATGCCATAACTGTAGATTGTGACTGTAATGCCTGTCGAACTTTGCATTCGTACGCGACCTTGGAATGTTTTAGACCCGAGTGCGTCGGCAACCCAAACAGTCTGCATAAAAAATCCATTAGTAAAAGTGACACCGCTTCCGTTTGAAAAGTTTCTACCAGAGTTCAGTGTGTTTCCTGCAGTATCTGTAATGCTATGGATTAGATACTGAACTGTTGACGTATTTGTTACTGAAGACCCATAGTAAGATACAAGAAACTTCTGACCAACAAAAGAGGGGCTAACAGTTACGGAAATGCCAGTATTTAGCGGCGTGATACCAACTGAACCAACTGAAACCGAAGAGTTAGATGCTCCGCTCCCATATGGATTTCCGCTAGTAATGTATCCAGCAGAAGTGATATTTCCGTCAACCGTTAGGTCGTCTGTGGCTGCGTCTAGTTTTAGGTCGCTAAGGATTCTCACCATGGCGGTACCTTACCCGATGACGACGACTCGGTAGTCGCCAGCAACGCTGCAGTATACCGTAATTGCGCTGGTGGTCGTTGTAACCACGTCTGTGATAACCATGGCATCGGTCGAGTCATAGACGTTAACAATAACATCTTTCGTCCCGAGCGAGTGCGTGATCGTCTTCGTTTCGCCAGCAGTCCACGTTGCCGTGCTTACATAGCGGGTCATAAATCCTAGGTTGGTCTTTGCACCAGCAGCAGTGCTGGCACCAGTACCGCCGTCGGCGATGGCAATGTCCGTGCCGTTCCAAACGCCAGTCGTGATAGTTCCGACCGAGGTAAGGCTAGAGGCACTTACGCCGCTGCCGAGAGTCGTTGCGCTAAGCACGCTTGCGCCATTGATCTTGAAGTCTTTGCCAGAGGCAAGAGCCATGTGCTCAGAGGAGGTCCAAGAATCAGTTGCGTCAACCCAGTTGAGGGTCTTGTTGGTCGTGCCGCGAAGGGTAATACCGCCGCCGTCTGCGGTCACATCGGTTGGTGTCTCAACAGAACCAAGTTCGATGTTCTTGTCGTCAACCGATAGCGTCGTGGAGTTGACGGTAGTTGTCGTTCCGTTGACCGTAAGGTCGCCAGAAAGCACAAGGCTCGTACCAGTCGCTGCGCCAATGTTTGGCGTAACAAGGGTTGGCGTATTTGCAAAGACCAATGCTCCAGTGCCAGTCTCGTCAGAGATTGCGCCAGCAAGTTCTGCAGAAGTGGTAGAAGCAAAGTCAGAGATCTTGCTCGTAGTAAGGGCTACGGTACCGCTCGATGCTGGCAGGGTAATGACCGTGCCAGTTCCAGCAGCAGCGGTTGGGACGATCTGGGCGCTGCCAGAACTTGAGCCAGGGAGCGTGACGCTTGAGATGCCCGTAAGAGCGAGGTTGCCAGAGGCTCGGTTAAGAGCGACGCTGGTCGTACCAATGTAATGAACATCAGATGCGCTTGCCTTGCTGTTTGCAAGGTCATACGCAGACTTTACCGCAGTCGGCGTAGCGGCAAGAATGCTGCTCGTCGTGCTGGTAGAATCGCTGAGTTGCACAGCACCCTTGACCGTTGTGGATGCGTCGGCAATGCTGATCGTTGGGGTAGTCCCGCCAGTCGATGAGATTGCGCCAGTTCCAGATACTGAAGTAACAGTTCCAGAGCCAGTAGAGAGCGTGGTCCACGCGCTGCCATTGTAATACTTGAGCGCATTGCTTGTCGTATTGTAGTAGACCTGACCTGCCACTGGAGAAGCAGGATCAGAAGCAAGGTTCTGAACACGGGCATTCTGCAGTTCGTTCTGGCTCAGGTTAATATTAGTTAGAAACTTTGTAGCCATGATTGCTCCTTAGTTCAATAGTGCTTGTCCAGCAAACGCTGCTGAAAACGTTAATTGCAATACATTATTTGAGATGTATTCAATATTGCCAATAACATAGGTTCCAGCACTATCGATGACAGTTACTGAAGGATATGCAGTAAGATTATGCGTGATCGTCCAAGTAGCGCTTGGAGTGTTCTGGTTATACACATACGTCTGGTGAGCGTCGCCGTCGAGACCTGGTGTTCCAGCAGGACCCTGAGGACCTTGGGGACCAGATGCGCTAAGGATAATCGATGCTGCTGGCTGGTCCTGAACAACGACCGAGTTATCGATACTCGATACAGAGATCGTTGCCACGGACTCAGCGACAGAGATAATCGGATTATTTTCGACGACCTCTACGACGGTAGTGCTATTCTGTACCGTCAGGTCGCTCATCGCGTAACCTGTGGGCTAACCACTACCTCTCCCTGAAGTAGGCGAGTTACGATTCCACCGCTACTTACCAACTCGAGATCGTAGACACCCTTCTTCATATTAGGAAGTGCGTCTGTCTGCGTTGCTGTAATGGTAATCACTACAGTTCCAGCAGCCCCACCAAGCGTGATTCCGCTTGCATGGGTTAGGCTGACTAGCGCAGTTGAAGACTCAACTCGCTCACGGATTTGCATCCGAGCGGTGTAGCCAGTCAGATTGATTGCAGCACCAGCCGAATCTTTCCAGGTAATTGTCCTGGTAAAGGTCGCACCCTGCTCAATATTAATGTTGTAAATCGATGCAGACATGCAACCTCCTTAGGTTTTGATAATGAAGTTTAAGAGTGTTGATTTCGGCGCGTTCTCTGATGACGTTACCGACGTAGCGCCCAGCGCTGTAACTGCACCGCTAACGGTATGAGAAAGCGTAGCACTTGGTCCGCCCGACACTGTTGATGAAGGGTTAACTAGGTGTGTGTGCGCTCGGTATGTTGCACCGCTGACAATAAAGGCAAATGTAGATCCATTGCCGCTTGTGTCAGATACTGCGTATCCGCTAGTGACTTGCGCTGGGTCGACAGTATGCGTGTGTGATGCGTGGCTACCAACAGAGAAGTTATCAGCGTGACCGTGGGCAATGTTTGTCGTATGAGAGTGCGGTGCATTTGGACCACTTGTACCAGTGTTGTTTGCCCAACCTAGTGCAGTATCTGACCGACCTCCGACAAACCTATCGCGCATATCTGGAAGAGTAAGAGTTCCGCTGGTCACTCCAAAGACCAAAGCCAACGCTGGGTAGTCTGCCTGATTTACGGTTGCTCCGTTAAGGAACAGCCATCCAGTAGGCGCAGTTGCAGTTGCCCACATAATGATTGAACCAGTAGGTGGCAGCGTAGCCCCATTTTGCCTAATAGTTCCAGTGAAATCGACTTCGTTATTTGTCCAGTCCAATGTCACGGAAGGGTAAGCACCAGTGCCTACTGGTCGGACTACCGACTCGATCCATCGATCGTCTCCATCGATGCAGACCATTACAAGGTCGTTCGCAGATGGGAACTGCATGCCACGGACCTTAAAGCCAGTAGATGCGTCGGTAGAGCCACCAATGTACACGGATGCAGTGTGCTCTGTAGTGTCTACAGAGATTACTTTCGCCTGGTAGCGATCAATAGCAGAAGCATTGCCAACGCTTTGGTCAACAATGTTACCAATGGATCGAGCCAGTTCTTTAGCAAATGACTTATCACCAAGGTTTGCCATTAGTAAATACTCCTTGACTTCCGTACGATCAACTCCTGCCTACTTCCTTGCATTGGGATATCAAAGGCTTTCAGTTGATACGAGTCATTAGTTCCGCTGTTATTTTCGACAATAGAAATAACATCGTATTCATCGAATAGCGGGTTGACGATTGCTGGCAGGCGAATCTCTTCCTCAACTAGAACGTTTTTAGCAAGTTCTGCTTTTGCGCGCTCTAGGCACCGAGATACAACGGATGTTCGTTGTCGGATAACTAGGACCCTATCTCCAATGCTCTCAATTGAGGTTGGGCTATTAGAGTTCGTATAGTATTTTGCTGATGTGGTCGTTCCGTTGCCATCAAGAGCCTCTGCTCTTGCAACGTTGTTACCGTCTGGATCTTCTCCGATAACAAGGATATGATTCTTAATTGTATCCCCTGTTTGGGATTTTACAATTCCGAGCATCACAGCACTCTGTCCCGCAACAAACTCATGAACGGCACCGCCGCCAAGACCATTGTATGGATACTGAGTCTTATCCCGTGCTACCAAGTAGCCGTTCCGATCAAAGTAGAGATCGACAGCCCAGGTTTCAGCCCATTCCAGAAGTTTCTCACCTCTGTTGTCGCCCATCTCGGCTGCCAGTCTTACCGCAGTAGTGTTATTGGTCTTCTCGTCAAGTGCAGTAAGGTTTAGACGGCTGGAACTAATCCCAGCATCAGTGGCAAGATCGGTAATAACCGTCTTGATCAGAGTGCCTTTTGTCCAAAATTCTGGCGCGGCAAAATCTGAGAATGTGAACTTCTTCCAAAGGTCGATACCGTCTACGTTAATGACCGCAGCGCCACGCTCGGCAACTACCTCAACTCGGTCAATCATAAAGATACCAAGTTGCACATAAACGTATGAACCGTTGACCTTTAGACCATATTCTACCTTGAGAAGTTTGTCCCAATAGAATAGAGCGTTCTTTCCATATGAAGCATAGGAAGAACCCTTTGGTGTGTACTCGCCATCTTTGTCAATGACGCGAATCTGACATGTTCTGCGAGTTGCTCGATCGGCATCAACGTAGACACTGCCTTCGACGGTAGCATTTGTGATCTCCTCAAGTGGGAGAAGCGTGCTACCGTCGAGGGCTGTTACGCGCATTTTTACTTCTCGAATAGGTGCAGTTAGCGCCGCATTGAACGCGGATGAATCAAATCCAGATACGCTATACATACTAATCTACCTCGATGTAATTAATGTTTGCTACAAGATGACCAGTTGGCTGATACGACAGTTCTGGCGCTCCAAGGTATACCCTTAGAACTGCGCCGTATGGGTCTTTCAGATACACAGGCGCATTGTAAGAAAGAATCTCATTCAACTTAGCAAGTTTCGAAGGCACTTCATCGCTTGGGATAAATGCTTCAAAGGTTCCTTCTGAACCGTATCTTGCTGTTCGCACAACAACTTTTCTGCCACGACCGAATGGCTCAAAGATTTCCTCTTGGAACGGGTTCGATCGGCTTTCGCTCTGAGCATACAACTCAAGCGAGAGAGAGTAATTATTTTGCGGAACGATAAACCAGTTATCTTCGTTAGACGAAGATGTAACAATCGTTGAAGTTTCTGGGTCTGACCCAAGAACAGTGCCAGAAACAGTTGCGTATTGAATAACCTGATAATCGTATTGCTTGCCGATTCCAGAAGAATAGTCAACAAATGAAGTGGTCAACTTGTTGGAAATAACTGCAACACTTGTCCAATCAATTGTGCCATAATCTCTCTTGAACACTTCATACTTCACAAAATCTGCAGTGGTTACCGCATCCCATCGAACAACAACAGAGCCATTCTCTGAGGTCGCTGAAACACCTTCAACATCTGAAGGTGGTGTCCATGAAGCGTTATAGGAACTACTTGCTACCGTTGAAGAGTCGACGGAATCAGCGTCTTTAACAGTTACATTGAATTCGACCGACAATCCTTGGGTAAGATACCCTGTTGGGATTGTTACGGTTGGTGTAGTACCGCTTGCTGCAGTGGCAACAACAAATCCGCTGTCATAAAAGACAAGACCTGAAGTTGGACCCTTTGCAACAATTCTTCGCTGACTCTGAGCCTTACTTGCCGAACCAGTATATGAATACTGGATTGTTGGAGAAGGCTTATTGATAGAACCGCTTGTTACGTCCGTAGTAATTGGCTGAACAGAAGCAACAGTTGGTGCGGCAGTCGGCTTGAATACCCGATAGGCACTCCAGTCACCAGTATTATTGGTGCTTGGGCTGCCAGAATTATCCTTATAGCGAGCACGGTACTTATACTGTGTATCATTAGAAAGCGTAGTTCCAGGACCGCTAACGGTTGAGTTAGATCGATTGATTGCATTCGACGTAACGCTTAGACCAGATGTCTTTGTTAGCGTGTACATCGCAGTACCTGCGACTGAACTGACTTCTACCTCTAGTGAAGTTGGAGAGTCAGCCAGACCATATGATAGGTCTGCGTCAGAGAACTGGATATCAAAGGTTGGGTCTACCGTTGTTACAGCAGCGCCATCTGATGGGCTGAGTGGATTTGCTACTGGCTTAGAGTTCGTGTGGAACATCGCCTGGCTTGATTCATCAAGAGCGATGCCACCGACCGTTGCCGTAACAGTCCAGAAATATCGGTTGTTCCACTGCAATGCAGTAGATGCGTAAACATACGAGATGGTTGTCGCTGCCGTCGGGCTTACTGGACCAATCGTGGCATAGACACCACCGCTGGTGTCGTAGATCTTGATAGTATAAGCCGTGATGTTTGACGTTGCGCTAAACGTAAGTGTCGGCGTTAGCGTCTTTACCCAGCCAGTATTCGTATCGTCATTTGGAGTATCAAGGGTGACACCTCCAGCGAAGGTCGTAAACGGGGCTGACGAAGATACATTGGACGTGTAGCCATAGGTATCCTTGGTGTAGGATGTCCAATAGTATGACGTTGAAGGAGACAGCGTTACGCCAGAGGCGATAGCGAAGGCTCCATTTGCAGCGACAGATACTTCCCCGCTATCCCAGACAAGCGAGTTATTGCTTGAAAGATAGACTTTTACATTTGCATACGCAATCCTATCACCAGAGTCCGTATCTGATGACGTAGCCGTGAAGGTTGGCGAAAGCGTTGTAACAATCGTGTTGCTTGGGCTTAGACCAGACGGTGTGGATGGTGCAAGGTTAAGGACAAATGTAGAGTATGGACTCGTATTGGTAACAGAGTATGGACTCCATGCTCCAGCACTGTCCCTAGTTCGAACGCGCCAATTGTACGTCGTTGCTGGGGTAAGACCATTAGCCCCAGGGTAGAACTTCGATACCGTGGAAATATTTCCAGGTACTGAGGTTACAGTATCGGTGAATGCGATAGTCGAAAAGTCGCCTGCAGATACATCGATCTGATAACTGCTAATATAGTCAGCAGCGTCCGCGTCGTTCTGCGTAAAGTTAAACGTCACTCCACCGTCCTGACGTGCAGCGCTAGTCGGCGCGATCACCGTCGGAGCGGTTGGTGCGGTATTGGTTTCGTAAGTAATGTTTAGCGTTGGTCGAGAAGCGGACGTGGCAAACTCTCGCGAATAGAATTCTGCATAGTGAGTATCCAGCGTCTCGGTGCTCAAATAAAGAATAAACCCATTATTGGTAGCCCCGCCGAACCAGGTCCTGACCTGATTAGTTACATCGACAGTAACGGTAGACGGTCTTGTGCCGCTAACGGATACAGATGTTTGGTCAGTAGTTGCATAGTCTGTGCCAGCATTATTGTGGTAGACATAGTTGTTGTAGGTATTGGAAGTATTCTTGGTCCAACTATTCTCAGCGCCAGCCTCTTCGGTCCACGGCACAAGGCTCCGTGCGACGTTCAGCGTCTTTGTTGCACTCCCCCAACTATTGTGCGCAGTACTTGTCGTAAGCACCAACTGCGCCGACGTGATGCTGGAGATGCCAGCAAAAGAAATTGGGAAGTAGACCAGCGAACGCGCTCGGTATGCGCCAGATCCGAAATTACCAACAGGGTGATGCTGGTCAAATCCATTCCAGTCAGAATCGAAAGTTGCCCCTGTCGATCCGACTGCGATAGTGCTTGCGTCTTTGGTGCTCTTGATTGAAACAGTTGCCATGTTGACCTCTCGGACTGTAGAAGGGGGGCGGGGCGGGATTTCCCCGCCCCCCCACTATTACTGGGTCTTGATGCTTTGGCGAAGGTTCGTGATGAACTGATCGCCGCTGAGAATCGCTGCAACCTCGCTGGCTGAAGCGTTCTTGAGCGCACCCGTTGGATCGCTGATCACATGCGTGATCTCCAACTTTTGCGACTCGCCAGTCGATGTAGAGTTCCCAACTCCACTGAGAATTGCCGTTAGCCGACCAGTCTGGGCGGCTAGGGCATCTTCCCTAGACTGCATGCCAAGAATCAATTGATCGACAAAGTTCGCACCAGTGCTTTGGACACCGACATTGAACTGATTAATGCCTTCAATGATTGATTCGATTGAGTACTTGATCGCGTCAGACAGCCTTGTTGGGTCATCTGATGCTTCGCTTGCAATGCCGAAGAACGAAGAGATCGCCTCTGCAACCTTCGACGCAGCGTCAGCAGCACTTGCGATCTGCTCAATATTAGTACCAGTGTATGCCTTTGTCAAATTGAACATCCTCGAAAGAGAATCTTCCATCCAGCCAAAGACCTGATCGATATCGATAACCTGCCTAAACTCATCGAGTGCGGCAAGGTCCTTAAAGAATGCTTCATACGTCGCGGTAACTGCAGATGCTACAGCCTCAATAGTATTGCTAAATGAGGTGATCGCAAGCAGTTTCGCATCGCTGATTGCCATCTTATTGCTAAGGGCAACCATCTTGTTGAGCACCATCTCCATCGTGGAAATGATCTGGTCAACAGTGCTCTCCATTGGAGCGCTGAATGACAGCATATCTTGGAATGTTTGAGCCGTTGCGCCAATCGCCGAAAGGATTGAATCAAACGGCTCAGCGAACTTGGCAGCAGCCTCGCTGCTTGCCAATGTTGCAAAGTTCTTAGATGCAGTAATGAACTGCTTTACGATGCTTCCCATTGAGTCGATGACTCGACCAACTACTACCGAAGTAGGAATTGAGATCTCACCGCTAAGGTCCTTGAATGCGTTGGCTGTACTACCGATTGCCGAAACAATCGAGTCAGCAGCCTCAGCCATCTTTGCCGCAGCCGCGACTACTGCTGCCTTGCCAATCTTTGTTGTTCCAGCAATAAATGCCTTGACAACCATATTGATGTTGGCAATCAACGTCGTGATGTACGGCGCAGGATTGAATGTTACAACCTCTTGCAGGTCCTTAAATCCGCTTACTGCTGAGCCGACGGCATCAACAATATTCGCAACAGACTCTGCAATAACAGATGCGTTACCTAGTTTTGTATCATTAAAACCAGAAAGTTTAGCGATGAACGCAGAAACAATCTGTTGCATTTTAACAATTACATTGGTAATTTTGCTGCTGGTTGGCAGCGAAACGTTCTTCAAACCATTGAAAGCGGTTACTGCGGCACTAATTGCCCCTAGCACTGTATTCGCAGCGCCACCGAATTTCGATGCCGCGTCAAGGTCAGTGCTGCTAATACCAGATGAAGCCTCTGCAACAATCTCGGTAGCGCGGGCTACAGCCTTAGCAACTTTGCCCATTGTCTTCTCAACAAGGGCTTCAATGTTTTGATTTCCAATTTCTTTAAGAGCCTTGACAAGCGCTGCGCCCTGCTGGGCAACATCTACAGCATTCCCTAGTGCATTTTCTGCAGCCTCAGCAGCAGTTGCTGCCTGGTCAGACATGTCACTACTCCAGTTAAGGTAGTCAGAATAACTTCCCTTGAACTCTTCTGGAATAACTACATTAGCACTTAACTCTTTCCACTTTTCCCATTTTCTTTTCCACTCGTTAAAGATGTTCTCGCCCATATTGATACGACGCTTGCCGATTTCGTTTCCAGCAGCATCAAGCCATGCAACAACATCGCCTGCGTAATTTTTAGGGTCGAGATCATAGTTAAGTTGTAGTTGCTCTCGGAGAACCCTGTTTTTCTCTTCAAGAGCCAAGATAGCCGCGTTAATAGTTTTAAGTTCTTCACCGCTAGCACCTTTGCGCTGAGCAGTGAGCCGAGCAATCTCGTCTTCGTTATCACGAAGTTTTGCTCGCATCTCTGTATTACCATTGCCAAGGTCATCAATCATGACTTGGTATTTAGTAATAATGTCACCAAAGAAGTCGCCAACATTGCCAGCAACATCGCCTACGAAGCCGAATGCTTCGCCAATGCCCTTGATAAATGGGATTGAATCCCCAAGAGACATAAAGCCTTGGACGAGTTTTGCGGTGAGAATTCCTAGAGCCTCGCCAGTCAAACGAATCAAATCAAAAACGAAGATGATTGCCTTGATTGGAAGGATAAGAACTTCAAAGATCGACTTTAGAATATTGAAATTTTCGCCAGTTTTCTTTGCCGTATAACCAGCATCTTCAAGTTTCTTGTTGACATCTGTGCTGAAACCCTTAAAGAGTCCAGTGATGAAGCCAATAGTGAACTCAATAATAACGGCGAACGGACTAAAGATTGCTTTTGTAAGTTTAAGAAGTTTTGATCCAAATGACTTGAACAATGAAAGCGCTGTTCCTGCCCACTTCTTAACGGTTTGTAGGGCAATGGCAAGTGCTGGCTTCATTGCTGCAATTGCGGCAACCGCTGCGTTCTTACCCATTGGCGTACCAGCGGCAGAACTCACAGTCTCCAGCGCTGCAACAGCGCGACCACCGCCCCTAGTAATAGGAGCAGCCGAAAGGTTTAGCGCCTTGACTCGCTGCATTGCCATTTTACCAAAGTCGATTAGCGAAGTCTTCATCTTTGTGAAGAAGCCACTTACGCCCTTGGCGATATTAAGCGAACGCAACGACTCCCCAAGACGAGTAAACGGACCGACAACATTCTTTGTGATCGTTGCCCTAAGGCTGTTTACAGAATTGACAAGAGCCGTTGAGGTATTATTGGCAAAGCGAACTGTCGTTGACTTAGCCTTAGAAAGGAACTGTCCAAGATCACTACTAAAGAACTGCTTTGTGCGATCTAGCGCAGCCCGCAGCATGTTTGGTGTGTCTTTAATGAATGCCCTGAATGCGTCTCGGTATCGAGCAGCAGCAGCAGCGATATCCTTTGAGAAGAACTTTTTGGTTCTTGCAAAGATATTCTTAATGCTAATCTTTAGAGAGTTTGCAATAGATTTTGTCTTCTCAACTGAGTCGATAATAGTCTTTGCAATCCTATCGCCCATCGATAGGTAAGCATCGCCAATCCGCATCATAGCCTTATAGCCCGATACGATGGCGCGGTTATATCCGCTCTCAATGCCAACTACTACACGATTTACACCGTTGAATAGCCCATCGAGGGCGCGGATCATGGCATCTCCACCCTTGACGATGAAAGATTCCCATCCCCTAATAATCTTATTTTTGAATCCAGGAAGCGTGTCAACAAGCAACTTCTCTCCAGATTGGAGAGCGCGAATCATTGCATTTCCGCCCTTAAGGACGAAAGACTCCCATGCGGCAGTTGCTTTACGCATCAATGCCTTAGGGATTGCTTGCGATGGGGTCATTGTACCCTGTTCGCTAATTGCACCGTAGAATTTCTGGACGCTTGGGCGCTGCTCAACGAAGTCGATGCCGCGCTGAATAATCGAAGGCTGCACTCTTCGAGCAGCGGTTACTCTGCGCTGAAGGTAATCCATTGCGCGACCAGGTAGAGCCGTTGCTTGAGAGATCCTACCCCGAATTGGGGCAGTAATCCTCTCAGCATATCCAGATGCTCTAGTGATACCGCTTCCTACTGCGTCGCTTGCACTACGGATGGAGCCAAGGACTGCGTTTCGTACTGGAGTTCGTACTGGCTTACTGAAATCCCACACTTTTGCAAGTGTGACTTTCATAAACTTTGTAAGCGAAACCCAGGCACTTTTAAGTTTTGAGAAGCCGCTCATAAGCGGGTCAACGAATGACTGCCTAGCAGAAAGCCATTGATTCTGTGTAGTAAGAATTTCTTTTAGTTGGCGAAGATACAAGCCAGCCTGCTTACGCATAGCCATCCAGCCTGCATTCTTTGACATCTCGCTCGACATGAGTCGAACTTCCTTGTAGCCCACTCGCAAAAGTGCGAATGTACCAGAAAGGACAAGCAAAGATCCAACAAGCGTAAGGATTACTCCGCTTAGGGCTGTGAATCCGCCGATAGCGCCAGCGACCAACTTATTGCTAGTAATAACTTTTTCAAGACCCTTGGAGAATGCTTCCATTGCATCTGCAGAAGTTGCAAGTGCTGGAGCCATAGCGTTACCAAGCGAAATCTTAATCGCCTCGAACGATGCGGTGATTCTTCCGCGTGAGGCTTCAGCCGATCGAGCAATAGTCTCTAGGTCTTTTTGGAAGTCCTCATGAGCGTTCTTTAGAACATCTACATACTTGCTTGTTTCAAAAAGGCTCTTGCCATATCGCTCATAAGAATCAATACCCTGCTCGATGGTCGTGACCAAAGGAGCCATTTCGTTCTGAGTCGTCATGATCGCAAGGATTTCCTTGCGTCGTGCTGGCGTTACCTTGGCGAGAGACTGAGTTAGTTGGTCAATGTATTGCCTGTAGCCAACAAAGTCCCCGTCCTTTTTCATCAGGGAGTTAAATGATGTGCCGACTCCAACAGTCGAAGCGAACAGCCCATCAAGCGCAATCCTCGCCTCATTGCTCGGATCGACCATCTTGGTGAGTGTCTGTCGCAATGCGCGACCAGCCATACCGCCCTTGATCTGCTCGTCCGAGAACTCGGAGAGAATGATCAAAGCATCGTCGAAAGATGCGCCCATCTGCTTAGCGATAGGACCGACCATCTTAAACGCTTCGAAGTAGTTCGTCATTTCAGCAGCAGACTTCTGCGTTACTGAATAGAGTTTTTCCATGATGGTTGGAATATCGGACATACTCATGCCGAATTCCTGAACAATACCGTTTACGCCCTTGATAGCGGTTTCAAGGTTCGTGGAGGTAATACCAGCAGCCTGAAGAATAGGCGTGAACTGGCGCATAACTTCGTTAAGGTCGTCTTGATTCTTGACTACCGTACCAGTAGTAGATGCGTAGAAGTAAAGACCCTGCGAGATGGTAGTCGCGTCGAACATACCGAACGATCGGGCAAGATCGTTTGACGCAGCGATAACCATATCGACGGATTTCGCCGTTTCTTCTGCGCTTCCAGCAGCCATGTCAAATGAGGCTACTGCTCGTCTTGCTTGATAGTCGATCTTGGCAAAGGCGTTAATCCAGCCGCTTACGGCGGCAAGAGCCTGCTGACCAAGAGCCTGAGCCTGATATCCAGCGACCGATAGGGCATACGCCTGCCTGCGAGCCGTATCGATCTGCCGCTGGCTCATTTCGTTGTTAGTCTTAAGAGCCTTATTACCAGCGTTAACGGCGGCATTATGCTTGTTCTGAGCATTAGTACTACCAGCAACGGCTGCAGCCCCAGCACCAGCGGTGCCTGAGCCAACGCTATTGAGGTCTTTATTTAGTTGCTGCGTTCCAGCCTTGACACCTCTGCTGTCAAGTGACGCAGTAATTTTAAGATGTCCACCTTGTTCTGCCATAAATATACCTCAATAAAAAATACGCCCGCCCCTGAACAGACAGGGACGGGCGTGTCTGCGGGCTATTTAGTCAGTTGCTTCATCGCTACGGTTCGCTCTCCCAGTGAAAACTGCAAGAACGCATCGACGATATATGAAGGCTGATCCAACAGTCCGCCAGGGTATGGCAAGCAGGAGTATCCAGTAGGTATGTTTACCATACGGATCTCAGTCTGCTTGCCTCCCTGCTTTGGTACTTCGTGGATAACCATTTGCCGCGATCGGCACTGGTCGTAGAGCGCGTATGCCTCGCCAAGCCTTGGATACGCTTCGATCACTGAGGATCGGCTGTAACCTTCGGCTGCTCCTTTGGCGAGGTCGAAGGCTTTCCCTCTTCAACCTTGTCCAGCGACTGCTTATTAAAGTGTTCGAACAAAATATTGTCGAGCCACGACGCAGCCTCTGCACTAAACGAGTAGTACGTTTCAATGCTTGGCGA